TTATCCATGCTCTTGTTGTAGCATCAAAACGTAAACCAAATTCTTCATGCTTGAAGATTTTAGTTAGCATTGATGTTTCCATAGCGGATGGTAAATCTGTTACAAACTGCGGAATAATTTCAGCAACCTCAGCTCCGTCACCAATCAATTCACTAATGGTTACTGGGCCTGAGCCGTCAGCCAAATTACCTGCGCCGCTATTGTGTCCATCACCAACAACACTTTTAATCATTGCCCAAATATTGGCAAATGTGCCTGGGGCACCTACACTACCAGTATGTAAACTACCATCTGATTTAAAATACTTGCCACTTGGTGCATTAAATTTTACTAGGGCATTCGCGGCCAAATACTTTCTATTATCTGATGTTGGCGCAGATGTCCCTATAGGAACGGATGCTCCTAAATTGTTTCTAAAATAACCTGTGCTTGAATTAGTACTTGTAGTACTTTGTTCCCACGTTGTCGCACTGGTTGTAATTCTGTCGTATTTGGCAAAATAATAATGTTTACTACTTACATTACGTAATATTGGTTCTACCTTATCACGAATTGTTCGCAATATGTCCATTTCATTTGCAAATTCAAAGTCAAATGTATTGGAAAAATATTCTCTAAATAATATTCCATCTGTACCAAACACGTTGGTTGAGGAATATTTTGCTGTTGGATCTACTACATCTAAGTAACGAGAAATACCACTTGACGTCCTATTTGTTGCTTTGGTTTTTATGATCTCATTTGTGGAAGTGATAGGAAATATATTATAATCTTCACCATTTACCATACGGTTTTGTGTATAATAACTTTGCGGTGCTTTAATTTTAATATCTTCTAGTGTTTCTCTAGTGGTAGCATTTGTAATTTGAGATTCTAAGTTAAATGTAAATGTTAATGTCTGTGTTAAATTATTATTGTTAATATAAGGTACAGATATAGCAACATTTTGCATATCATCCGTTTTTATAATATAATCTAAACCATTAGTTTGTCTAAAATAACCCCTAAATGTTCCGCGAGGAATGTTTGTAAAAATACCATCACCAAAAATATATGCTATTTGATCACTTTCTAATGAGTTTATACTGTATAATGTTCTTATATCTTTGTTTAAACTATTGAATATAATATTATTACCTGTTATTGCCGGCACTTGAGTCCATAACGTAGACAAATCATTATTTGAATCTAATTCATATAACCAAACATCATCATTAGAAATGTTACTATTATTAACAAACACTTGCCTATTAGGAATTGGATCACTGATAGTAAAATTACTACTTTGTAATATACCTTGTTTAAAATATACAAAATATCCTGTATTAGCACTACCATTTCCCTTGCCATCATTTCTGTATAATACACCAAAAGGGGATACATTACTTGGTGCTTGTTCATAAACATAAGTTTTGTCTTTAAATGTAGCATTAGTAACTTCAAAATCCATAGAAATACCTTCTATTTCTTTTGTAAAAGGATATATTGGTAGGGCGCCTGCTGGTATATTAATTTGGTATTGTTCTGTTTTTACGTTATTAAGAGTACTTTTTAAATTAGGTGTACCAACTTTTTGTGTTGTAACCATGGCAGCATTTAATAATAAGTTAACTTGCTCGGCATAATCAATATTGTTAATGTCATTCCATGTAATAGTAGTATTTGCCAAGTTTGTCCCGTTGGAATCATATACATCTTCTGTTGTAGAAATACTTACTAGTTTTAACATTCCACTTGCGTTTGTATTTCGTTTAGAATTATAACTAACAAGTCTTGCTAATCTTAATATGCTTTCTCTACGTTCAGCAGTAGCAAGAAAGTTTTCACGTGAGTTTAAGTCTACTCTGTAACTAATATTTTGTCCCATATAAGCAATAAGATCTATTAATGCTATGAACTCTGAACTTTCAATGTAATCATTGAAATCTTCAGGGTAATATAGTTTTAAATAATCAATCATTGATTTGCGTAATGTTTCAAAATCATAACTTTCAAAATCAGCATTAATAAAGGATTGATATACTACGTTCCAATCTTCTGCTTGATATATTGTATTTTGTCTTGTTGTTAACGCCATTATGTTTCTCTCACTGTTACTTGGCTAGATGTGCTATTAAAATCAAACAAAAGTGATCCTAATATTTGATCAGGTATATATTTTACTTGTACCTCTAAAAGCAATCCACTTTCATATTGTTCAAGCAATATGCTTTCTGCTTCTAGTCTTGGATCATATCCAATAATACTTTTAACATCGTCTTCTATTTCAGACACTATTTCATCTGTTAGCGGCTCGTATAATGCGTCCCAAACTATAGACCCAAACCCTGGATTCATTAACTTTTCACCCTTGCGAATGTTGAAATGATTTACTAAATCTTGCTTTGCAAGCTCAAATCCACTTAAAGTAAATGAGTTGGAAAATTGTTTTTTATAGGTCGAAAATCCTTTATATGTAATAGCCATGTTGATATTTAGCAAATCTAATAATATGCTAATATTTGGAATTACGATGGACCAGTAGTAGATGTTCCAGTTGGCTTTTCTGTAATGTGTGGAGTAGTACCAGCGGCAGGTGATGAAGATCCTGCATGGCCGCGAGCATCCGGCTCATGCATTGGAACACGTTGCATTCCTATTGTATATTGATAAGATCCATCTACTTTGTAAGTGCCAGTTTTATCATCTAAAGTAACCCAAGGTTTTTCATATAGCGGAACATGTGATGCTTCTTCAGCAACATTTCCTGCTTCTGTATTAAGTTTAATTGGATGTTCCTTCCCACCACCACTCTTAACAAATATACATGCTAATGATGTAATACTAATTGCTTCCTTACTTGTAACATTAAACCAATCTGTTGTTTTAATATTATATGTGCCAGTAGTAGTTTGTTTCATATTACCATTAATAAAGAAATGAGCATGTCCCTTGCCTTCCACTGAAGCAGGATTTGTTTCAACTCTTAAATTGTGACCAGCAAGCATAACTAAATCCTCACCAGATTGTATATGAACATTTTTATCTGCTAGAAAGTTCATGTTACCTTCAGTATGCACACTAACATCTTGCTTACTAAAAACATCAATTTGTCCTGCGTTTGTCATTTCAACCCAAGTGCTACCAGTTGCATTGCCAATGTAAATTATACCATCTGTATCATTTAATAATATTTGATGACCAGTTCCTGTTCTTAATCTAATGTTTCTACTCTCACCAGCAGGATCCCCATCATCCATAACAAACGTGTGGCCACCTGTTCTACTTGCTGGCCAATCATAACCAGGATTTTGTGGAGTAACTAATCCTTGTTTTATTTTAGGGCCGGCTGTGTCTAATGGACCAGGTGTAGAAATACCAAATACATTAGAAGGAGATTCGCGTTGAGCACCAGATGTTGAAAGTCCTCTTGCATAATCACCTTGTAATCCTTGTTCTATTAATATATCTGCTAACGGGTGTAATGGTTTTAAAATATTTAAATAGTCATTTCTTTTGTCTGCGGATTGTCTATTAAATTCTGCTACTGGTAATGCGGCATCGCCACCTGCCGAAGCAGAAATTATTCCTGCTTTAGTAGTAGCGGCATTGGGGTGGAATGCTGGACTAGTTGGAATGCCTGGCACCATGTGAAGCATATATGGTTCAGGAACGCCTCCAATAATGTATCCTTCTTCTTGTTTGCCGTCTGCAAATATTACCATTACAAGGCTATCTACGTCTGGTGTTGGAAACCACATTCCATATGATTTTGATGTGCCAGCATACGATGTAGCATCATTACCTGTGCGATTTGTTCTACCATAATATGGAAGTAATAAGTTACATAATATTGTGCTTTCTTGGTATTCTTGTTTTTGATTAGAAGTTTCAGAAGACTTTCGTATGCCCTGTAAGGATGGTATATAAACAGCAATTCTGTTCATACCAGTTGAATCACCAAATCCTTTTACTATACCAACGTATGGGCCCGGATTGCGGCGTTCAGTTTTTGATGTATTATCAACAGGAACGCCTATGTTAAATTCGTCATTATATGCCATTTTATGATATTAGTAGGTTTTGAAAGTAACCTACTTCTTCCCATGTTCTATATCTATTACCATATTTACCGTGAATTGTTTGATTATCTTTACTTGCGGTGTTAGCGGTAACGTATGCGGCTTTTTTAGCAATTAAATCACCTGTTGCAATAAGAAGTTCACGTTGTGTTCTAATTGTTTCATCATTAGTATTAACAGATGTTTTGTCAGCAGATGTATATGTAGCCATACTAATTCCGCTTTCAGCAAGTCCATATAATCCATCTTTTTTATTATAATCAAATAATGGCATACCATTATTATCAGTAAAACGAACACCTATATTATTTGTTGTAGTTGCAACATGTAATGCGTGACTACGTAACCCATCTATAGTAGTATGGGTAGGTTGTCCGCCACTTTCAGAAAATGTTGGATTTAAACTATCATTATCAAATGCTTGACTTAACGTGTCAGTATTATTTCCCATTGCATTTACATTATCAGCAAATGTATTTCGTTGTTCTAATGATGTAGTGTCGGATATTGCATTAATATTAGCCAATTTTGCTTCTGCCGCTCTAAATTTTATTTTAGCTTCATTTGTATTTTGTTTATTGGCGGCATTTTTATTAGCAATACTAGTGTTACTAGAAACACTCTTAAAGTCTTGCTCACTTAATACACCAGGATCTGTTGGATCTCTCAGTGTAGCTTTTTGTTCAATATCGATTTGGTTTTGTAAATCAAGTTTTTGTCTGGCTATTTGTTTCTTCTGTTCAGTAGTTAGTGCTGAATTTGAAGCATTATTCAATTTGGCGGAGCCACCTGATGTGTTTATAGCATTTGCGATTTGCTCCAGGCTTGCTCCTTCTTGGGTAAACTCTGCCCGATCATTACCACCACCGGTTTTTTCAGGATTATTTGTTGCTTCTCTCCACTGGCCATATATACGAGTTAAATTTAGAGATTGATTAAATTCACCACTTTGAAAAGTATTAACAACTTCCCATACTCTGTAATAGCCACTTAATGTACTTGATCTATGTTTTGGATTCCCCATATTAAAATCCATTAAGCCTGTTTCTTCATTATAGTCAGTTGGTGTCTTGTATGAAATATATATATGACCGTCTTGATGGTCACATAATGCGGCACCATTTGCTGGATCTGTAGCAAGAGGTTCGTTATTACTAACTTTCCCTGTTTTTGCGTTCATACCTAAATTAAGAAGACCATCTTGTTCAATATAACATGGATCGCCTATAACACTAATAGTACATTGCATCATATCAGAACCTAATTGTCTATATAGCCTTTCTAATATCGTGCCGGCTGTGTTTTGTTTATTACTTTTATTTTTTGAACCAGTACTATATCTACGATCATGTTCTCCAACAGCAGCTGTTTGGAGTGCGTTTGATTTATCTTTAGTACCACCCTCTTCTACTGAGGTATCTTTCTTATCTACTTTTAGAGTTGCTTGATCAGCTGTTCCTTGTCCTAACATAGATTGTATAAAAGAATTATTAAAAGCAACTGCAAAATCTTTAATATCTATATTATATCCAGTATATATGTATTGGTAGTTACGCATTGCAGGTGCTATAACGCCTTCACCTACCTTACAAATTCCACCAGTTGTCACTGGGTCTGCTACTCTATATGGTTCAATTTGAATAATAGTTTTACGTGCATATTGCCCTCGCATATCATCCCAACCTTTTATTAATGGGACATATGATATATTCCACCACAACAATCCTTGATCTGGATTTTTAAGAAGTTTTTTATCTTTTAAATGAGTTCTTGTTGTTCCTTTTAATAATGTAGAAGTATCTTCTAATTGGTCAGTGATAAATGTACTAAAAGTAACAACCTTTTCAATAGCAGCTACTTGTTTAGTGCCTTTAGGGATAGTTATTTTAACATATTGGTTTGGATCTAAATCTACAATTTTTTTCTGTTTTTTAAGTGCTTTTTTTGCATCCTTTGTTTGTGGCGTGTATGTTTGGCCAGATCTTGGATCTACCCTTAATGGTGCTTCCTCTGCCACTGCAAATAGTATTTTCTCGTCTCTTATCATTGGATCAATAAGAAATTCTATTTCATCAGCTATCATCTGAGTCTTAGGACCTGTAACGTATTCGGTCTCGCCTTCTGGCATGCCAAATATGCTCGCATCAGCGATTTCGGCTGTAGCCACAGCTTGCACTGTTTTTGCTTTTTGCTCTTTATTATAATGTTCAGCAAACTGATCTAAAAAATCTTTTACTGTGTGTCCATACATTTCTTTACTATTCATTGCAATGAAATGTGGATGATCTTTTTTAATGGTGGCTTGAGCTAAAAATGAGATACCATAATTAGATCCATCCCCAGAAACATTAAATTCCATGTTTATAATTCTTACTGGAATCATTCTCATGGCTTCCTGAATATAGTGCGGGTCACCAGCATCATCATAACCAACAAATTCTATTTTAATAAGAAGAGGATATTCTGCCCAGTTTTCTCGGTCACTTTCATTTGTAGTTACTAATGAATATATTCTTTCTAAAAGTGTTGCACCAATAGGTTCAGTAACTTCCATATTACATTCAAAAATATTAGTGGCTCTTGATTCACCACTCAGTCCCATAATGGATGTTGTAGTGAAACTAGTGATATAAAAATCCACATCAAAATCTGGATGCCGTTTTGAAGAGGAAATATTAGTTCCTGCAATAGATACTGTTACTGCATCATCTGCTATACCACCACTGGACCATAATATTTTTTTATTATCTACACTATTTTTTAAAGTTTCCCATGATCCAAATTGTATTTCTTTATTATAGTCTTTTATACTATTCCAAGCCAGTACACTAATTTTATATGTATAATTGGCATAATTATGTAAAATATTATCAGAGCATTCTGGACCAGGTTTATTTTCAATAATAGTTGTGTTAGCAGATGTTGTAGACTGTAACCCAGCAGTTGTTCCACCTAATTTATTAGGATTAACCCATGCTGGTGCGGCCGCACTTCCTGATGAAGTGGATGAAGGGAATCCAGTTGATTCAGCATGTGCGCTTTTTGCCGGAGAACCGTCTAATGTTACGTCTGAAGCTGCCATGCTATATTATCCATCCATTGAATTTATTAACGCAGATAATTGTGGAAGATATATTGTAGTACCAGTTGTAAAATCCCAAACAGGATCTACTATAACGTCTGGATTTCTAACAGTAAATACCCACCAAAGAGCGGATCTTCCATATAAATCATGTGCTAATAAATCTGGTCTATTATTGTAAAGTTGATCAATTGTATACACCATATCATCAGGCTCAAAAGAAAATGTTCTATAAGACATTAAATCTAATTTATCATTAACTATCCGAGTAGACGCATAAGGACTGTCAGCTGTATAAGTAATAGACATTAAATAAATCCTTTATCAAGTAAGTCACCATCAGCAAACCTTTTAAGTCCAAACTCTGTTGAAGTGGATGCTCTAGAGTATACAGGTTTAACTGTAATTGCTACAGTAGTAGATGTAGGAACCATTGATGTTTGTCTAAATTTCTCTGTTGTTCTAACATAGTCAATAGTTGACGGCATTTCCATGTTAAAGTTTATTACTACTACTGGTATATTTTTAAATACATGATCTCCAAACCCATTTAATCTTAAAATAGGAGGAGGTGTTCCTGGTGGAAATTCTGAATCTTGGCCAAAAAACATTTTAGTTGTTGTTCTTAAAAAATGTAATACTGCTAATACATAATCTGCTTCTGCAGAACTGTTGGCGGTAAACTGGCCAGTAATAGTTAAATCACCAATTGTGTGACTATCAAATGCAGGATGGTCATAATTAGCATGAGTTAATTGACTAGAACCAAAGTTTGCTGAATGCTGTATAAAAATAGTTGGTGTATAAGGAAAAATAATACCGCCAGCACCAGCCAGTGGGCCCATTATGCCATTTTCTTTTATTAAAGAAGTAGTGGTTGAACTTAACGTAAGTTTTGTTCTCCAGTCATGATTGTGTTCTTTTGCTGGGCGATTCCAACTTACAGTTGGATTTCCGCCACCTGAACTACCAAACAATCCAGCACCAAAAGGTATTGCTTTAGCAAGTAAGTTTCCTAGTCTTGGTGATAGTCCGCGTATAGCCATATTTTTTTCCTAAATTATAACATTATTTATTTGACTTTTTAATATACGTGTATTATAATATAGTATAAATATGATGGAGCAAACCCTTAATGATATACTTACGAAATAAAGATATATTAGCAGAAATACACAAATCAAAAAATAGTTATAGTAGTTATATAACATCAGAAGATCATGATTATGACCTAATCCTTCCTAATATAGAAAAAATAAACATACGTTCTGTTGCACAAGCAAAACGCAATAGAGCTGCTAAAATAGCAAAAGATAAACATGCAATAGCAGTTGCAGAAAATACAAACAAAAAGAAAAAGCCAAGATTAATTGATTTCCAAATAAATTGGAAAAAAGTAATCAAGAAAGATCTTGTGTTTAGAATAATGTCATTTGAACACATACCACTACAACATGGCAGGGTAAAAACCCCCAAATCTGTTGCAGACCATTACGAGAAACTACCTTTCCCACCTTATCAACACTTTCGTTTTAATGATAATAGTAAAGAAAGTGAATTAAGTTGTGTTGGCAAAAGTCATTGGAAAGGTGATTTAGAAGTTGGTGAATATTGTAAAGAACACGGGGATATGACTGATACATTAGCACGAATGTTTATTAAACTATGTGATAGATACGGAACACGATCTAATTGGCGTGGATACACGTATAATGATGAGATGCGTGGCCAAGCAATATTACAACTAGTTCAAGTAGGATTGTTGTTTGATGAAAGCAAAAGTCAAAATCCATTTGCTTATTATACAGCAATAATTACTAATTCCTTTACTAAAATATTAAACACAGAAAAGAAAAATCAAAACATTCGTGATGACATTTTAGAAATGAATAATATGGCACCAAGTTATACAAGACAAAACCAAAATACATCAAATACAGCACCAGTATCAAATAGACTACCGTCATCTACTTGACAATTTACTTTAACTACGTTATAATAATATAGATGAGTACGGATAATTTATTCAATAAAATAGCAGTATGTACAGACATTCATTTTGGTAATAAAAGCAACTCTCTAACACACAATAAAGATTGCGAAGATTTTGTAGATTGGTTCATAGCAACCGCACAAGAAAACAATTGCGAAACTGCCATATTTTTGGGAGACTGGCACCATCATAGGGCCAGTATTAATGTCAGCACACTGAACTATAGTCTGCGTAGTTTGGAAAAACTAGGTAGTTCGTTTGATAATTTTTATTTTATCACGGGCAATCATGACTTATATTATAGAGATAGGCGTGACCTTACTAGTGTAGAGTTTGCTAGTAGATTTCAAGGTGTAACAATAGTAAATGAACCAATTAATGTGGGTAATTGTGCTATTGTGCCTTGGCTTGTAGGTGAAGATTACAAAAAAATAAAAAAAATAAAAACAAAATATATTTTTGGACATTTTGAATTGCCGCATTTTTATATGAATGCAATGATACAAATGCCCGAGACTAATGAATTGCAAGCAGAAGACATGCATAAGGCAGATTATGTTTTTAGCGGTCATTTCCATAAGAGGCAACAACGCAAGAATGTTGTATATGTAGGCAATTGTTTCCCACACAACTACAGTGATGCTTGGGATGATGACCGTGGTATGATGATGTTGGAGTGGGATGGCGAACCAGAATTTATTTCATGGCCTGATGCACCATCATATAAAACATTAAAATTATCGCAGTTATTAGAAGATCCTGGAAGCCACTTAACTGAGAAAACTTATGCTCGAGTTGTTATGGATATTGACATTAGTTATGAAGAAGCAAACTATGTTAAGGAAACATTTGCTGAACAATTTAAAATGCGTGAGTTAAGTTTATTACCAAACAAAGAGAAACTAGATTTAGATATATTAAATGAAGATATAGAGTTAAACTTTGACAGTATTGACTCTATAGTTATAGACCAACTTTCTAATATTGAGAGTGAACATTATGATCCACAAATGCTACTAGACATATATAGGAGCATTTAGTGCTCACGTTAAAATCTTTAACAGTCAAAAACTTCATGAGCGTGGGTAACCAAACCCAAGCAGTAGATTTAAATAGGCAAGATCTCACATTAGTATTGGGTGAAAATTTAGACTTGGGTGGTGATGATGCTGGTGCTCGTAACGGCACTGGTAAGACTACTATTGTTAATGCATTAAGTTATGTGTTGTATGGTTCAGCATTAACTAATATTAAAAAAGATAATCTCATAAACAAAACTAATGGTAAAAATATGTTAGTTACTGTTGAGTATGAGAGAGATGGTATTGATTATCGTATAGAGCGCGGAAGGCGTCCTGCTATATTAAGATATTTTAAGCAAGATGATGAAAGTTCAGCACAAGGTGAAAATAGACAAACACAAGAAGAAATAGAACGAGATATAGGGTTGGGGCATACTATATTCAAACATATAGTAGCACTTAATACATACACTGAACCATTTTTAGCGATGCGTGTTTCGGACCAACGCGAAGTAATTGAAGAATTATTGGGTATAACATTATTAAGTGAAAAAGCAGAAAGTTTAAGAGAAGTAGTTAAAACAACTAAGGATAAAATAACTGAAGAAGAATACGCAATAAAAGGCATAATAAAAGCAAATGAGAAAATAGAAACAACAATAAACAGTTTAAAATTAAAACAAAAAGTATGGGACGAGGCAAAAAATACAGAAATAGATAAACTAAACAATGCTATTGATAAATTAGTAGCGGTGAATATAGAGGATGAATTAGAATTACATACTAAAAAAGCAAATGTTGAGAAAATAGAATCTAAATTACGTAGTTATGAGCGCGAACGTCGAACTTCTGATAACACTATTACAAAAAATGATAAAGAACTTAATACGTTAGAAATTAATTTATCTTTAGCTTCAGAAAAAACATGTCATGCTTGTGGGCAACCATTACATCATGAATTACATCAAAGAATGCTTTTAGATATTAGCACACAAATAAAAGAACATAAAGATGTAATAAAAAAGGAAAAGAAAAAATTAAAATCGATAACTAAAAAGATAAATGAAATAGATAATACAGATATTGGAATAGAAACATTTTATGAAACGATTGCTGATGCTTATAAACATGATTCAAGTTTAGAGTATTTGCGTAAGGAATTGACAGTAAAAACAGAGTCAGCAGATCCGTTTAATAGTCAAATTGACGATTTACAAGATTCGGTATTACAAGAAGTAAATTATGACAAATTAAATAATATAGTAAGATTACAAGAACACCAAGAGTTTTTATTGCGTTTGCTTGTTAATAAAGATTCATTTATACGCAAACGCATTATAGACCAAAACTTGGCGTTTCTAAATAAGCGATTAAGTTATTATTTAGATAGTATAGGATTACCACATACTGTGGAATTCCAAAATGATTTAAGTGTTGAGATAATGGAATATGGTCGAGACTTAGACTTTGATAATTTAAGTAGGGGCGAACGCAACAGACTTATATTAAGTTTAAGTTGGGCATTTAGAGATGTTTGGGAACATTTATATAATAATATAAACTTATTGATTATAGATGAATTAGTAGATAGTGGGATGGATACACTAGGATTAGAAGGTGCAATAAGCATACTTAAGAAAATTTCTAGAGATAGACAAAAAAGTGTGTTCTTAATATCCCATAAAGATGAACTGGCAGGGCGTGTTCATAGCGTTTTGACAGTTACAAAAGAAAACGGATTCACAAATTACAGTGATGACGTACAGATAATGTAAATACAATTACCAAAGGAGTATAGAGATGTCGACAATACATGAACAAATTTTAGACCAAGTAGATAGCTATTTGAACGAATCAGCAAAATTCGAAGACAAAGGCGTCAAAGCGGCGGCCGCCCGTGCTCGTAAAGCACTAGGTGAAATAGGCAAACTATCTAAAGCACGTAGAGCAGAAATTCAAGATAAGAAAAACTCTATGTAATGCCTAGTAAGCAAAAAATAAAAGGCGCCACGTGGGAACGAGATGTTGCAAAACATCTAACAGAAATATATGGTGAAACATTTATTCGAGTTCCTCATAGTGGAGCATATATCGGCGGATCAAACAAAGTACGTAAACAATACCTACATGAGGGAGTAATAAGAACCTTCAAGGGAGATATTATTCCAGGGCCTAGTATGCCCTATTTAAATGTAGAGTGTAAAGCATATAAAGATTTCCCCTTCCATCACTTGCTTACAGGTGATGTAAATTTACTAGATCAATGGATTAATCAAGTATTAGATTCAGCAGATGAACACGACTTCAATATGTTAATAATGAAGTTTAATCGAAAAGGCAAGTACGTAGCAATAGAAGACAAACATTTACATCATAGATTTAAAAGGCACATTAATTACAAAGGATGGAATTTTAGTGAGTACGACCAATTCTGGAAACTAAATTCCAAAACAGTAAGATTACAATCAGCGATAAAAAAAAGACAAATTAACTATAATATGAAATCAATAACACAACCCACTTTTGGCTCCCACAGGCAAGTAAAAGAAACTAACATAGCAACCTAAACGCAGTTAAGAGCTGCTCGCCTCGAGCACGTAGCATAGGCACGTGAATACAGGAATTGGCGAAGTTGCAACCCAGGCTAAGGGCGCCAAAAGATGTGGATACAAGAAAAAGAAACCACAACTATTTTAATGTTGATACTATAGCATTAAGGTAGTCCCGCTATGACGCAAGTCAGAAGTCTGAGGTAGGGGGTACAGGGTAACCGCCTCCGTGCTAATGCAATCCTCAATAGTATATAATGAGTTAAACGATGGAAAAAGTACTCATGCTTCTCCTCACCGGGAGAAGTGTGAATAAAACTTCGGGAAAAAGTATACAAATAAATATTATTAGACGTTCAAGGTTCGAATGTAATGAAGAACCAGTTGAACGTAGTTCAACTATGCAATATACTTACAATACACATTTTGGTAAACAAGAAACTCGAAATGTAATAATAAATCAAATAAGTTTACGTAACGTAGATCCACGGGAGGAATATCTAGCACTTGAAAAAGGTTTTGCTTTGGATATTGTGAATGGGAAAGAAGAATGGTATATGTCGCGTAATACGAGAATTAAATTATCACAAACAAATTATGATAAGTTAGATTGGCAGTTGGGATTAGCATGGCATTCAAATATAAAAGAAATGCCAAGTATGTTTCAAAAAATCTTAACAAAATATATACATCATAATAATTATAAAAATATACATAGTGCTAACGTAGATCACAAACGTTTTAGATATTGTTTATATTATCATAAAGGTAGTATAGTAGCAATAACTAAAATACTTCATTATAATCCACCATTTCCATTTGCTGATCATGATATATTAGAAACAAATTTTTTTATATGGAATTATCATCAACCTGAATTGCATTTAGGAACTCTTACATTAGAACATGAGATTGCTTGGGCAAAGGATTTAGGTTTAAATTATTTGTATACTGGTCCTGGGTATGAGCAAAGTAGCATATACAAATCCAAGTTCGACGGTTTTCAATGGTTTAACGGAATGGAATGGAGCACCGACGTGGAAGAGTATAAACTACTTTGTCAACGGGATAGTAAAATACGGAGTTTTAAAGCGTATACTGAGATTTAATCAATATATTTTTTAAATTCTTCTGGAGTAGATTCGAAGCGCCACATGGTGACCCAACTTAAATGTTCTTTTGTCCAACTTTTGTAATAGTTTGTATTTTTTGCGAGTGCTAGTGATGCGGAATTTAAAACATCCAGCCTTGCCACTAGAAACAAAGCCGCTTTGCCGAAGTTTAGTTCTAAACCTTCGTGCGTTTCAACGTTGTGTGGGTGATCATCCAATGCTACTAAATTCATAGGCATTAAGTAATCGTTGATTTCATCTGAAATCTTTGCATACTCCTCTCCGGAGTATCTCTCTGTAGGTGTAATTACTGCTAGAATTTCAACACCTTCATCTGTCCAAGTATCGCCAAACTCTTTTAATTGATTGAGTAAATCGTCATAAACAATTTCAACTCTCATTGTATTGTCTCTTACAGCTGCCTTAGCATATGGACATGCTGGTAAATTGCCAAACTCTTTGTGCTTCTTTGCTACAAAGTTATTGATCCAATCGTATAAAGCGTCGATGATTTTGTTTTGTTCAATAATATCGTTAGTCATTTATTACCTCCTATGATTAGAATTATTGTGGGATTTTACTGCGGGGTTTTACTACGGGTGTAGTATTAATATTTAGCCTACTGGTGCAATAATTAAGTAAGTATTTCTTAAAAATGAGGTAATCCACTTTCTTTTGTTGTTTTCATATTTTCTTCTATTAGCTCTGATATGATTTTTCTATCATGATTTGAAGTGTTATACATTTCTTCCATAGTAATACCACCACGCATATACCAAGCTAGTTTGAAACAAATTCGTTTTACATCCCTTGCTTCTTTTTCATATTCCTGAAGTAAGGCCACGACTTCGTGGTAATCCATTGACAGCAGTTTTAAACGAAAAAATTTGCATAATCAAATAGTAATGGAACCTTCATTGTACTTTTACATTCTGGACATGATGCATCAATAGGATCAAGTGATGTGCTGTCTCTAATCTCAGCAATAGCATTAGTAATTTTTCTAAATAATTTAACACTAGTGTTGTTAATGAAATCTATAATTTCTTCTTTATCTACAATAAGTTCACCATCAGGTAATTCTATACCTTGGACACCTGACGTGAGTGACGATATATTTAAATCAGTTAAGTTATTGAGGATTCTTTGATATGTTTCTTGTTTTTCTTCATCTGATAATTCTTCCATTTGAGAAGCTGCTTCCATTGCTCGTTGTTCTTCAAATGAACGCCGTTGTATAATAGACAAGTCAAGATATGTTAATGGTTTGATATGTATTTTTATTTCGCCATATGGTATAATGGTTGATTCATATGAGATATCGATATTGCCTAAATGTTCAATATATTGATTTAAATTAACTCCAACTCGAAATTGTTCATTGCATTCTGTGTTATTGCATACATATTCTAATTCCATTTCTTCACCAAATGATGCTATTCTAACAGCAATTAATGCAAAATCTACATCAGTTGCAGGCATTTGCCACGGGTCCGTAATTGAAGGTATGCAACTAGATATTACTTGAACTACTGCCTGTCCGGAAATTAATGCATCAGGTGTTTTAATAGCAATATCATCCTTTGCTGTCATTGGAAATACTGGTATCTCACCTGTTGCTCCTATTTCTAAACTACCTTCTGGATAGAATTGAGCACTTGGCAATGTAATATAAATTTCTGGTTGTCTATAAAACTGTGCTAAACGACTGGTATCACTCATTTGAAATCCTCTAAATCTGAATGTATAAATAATACAATATTATACTGTATTTACTATAAATTATAAACTACGCATATTATTATGGCAGAAGACACAATTTTACGAGAAACTAAACAAAGCATAGACCGACTATTTGCTCAGGTAAGTGGTGGTGCTGGTTCTGCATCCACAGGATTATATGACGTAGCTCAAGCAAGTAAAACCGCTAGTAGTGGATTAGGTTCACTTGCATCTGGTACTGGAGAAGCTACTCGAGCTGCTGGAGTTTTCGTTACTTCTGTTAGACAAATTGAAACAGCCACATCAAAATATAGTACTAGTTTAACAGCATCATTATCCGCATTAAATGAAGAAGTTGGTGCAACTATTAACAGTGCTACAAGTAGAATAGATGAAAATATGGCTACGGTAGGCGCAGGAATGGGACTGGCGGCGAGAGGTGCCGCTGGCCTCGCGGCAAACATTAAAAACATCGGCCCAGGTCTTAAATCGTTTTATACCGGTTTGAAGAGCGGTTCTCTGAAAATTGGCACGATGATGAGCAAAGTCGCAGATGGTGGTAAAATGCTATTAGGAGGCTGGGGGAAATACTTGGCTCTGGGTGCCGCCGCGTTAGGCACTGTAGAAGATTATGTAGATGATTCATATAAAAGTTGGAAATTATTGACTACAGCAGGTATCGGTCTAGCGGGTAATTTAAATAATGTAGGTGGCATGGCTGGTAGGACACGTTTAGATTTTAAGGATTTATCCGCCTCACTATCTAGAGCATCTCCAGCATTAGCAGCTTTTGGTGGTATGGCTGATTTTGGTGCTGAGACATTAGTTCATATGCAAGAAGCAATGATGGATACTGTTGAAGGACATTCAAATAGTACAGAATCCTATAATAAAACAATGAAAATGCTGGGTATAGGGCCACAAGAATCCATGAGTTTGCTCACTAGCATGGTGGAAGATCAAACCTTTGCGGCTAAATTGCGAGGTATGCAAGACGCATCAGACGGTACCCGAAGAGCTGAACTAACTTCTGAATATATTACTCAGTTAGATCAATTATCCAAACTTACAGGTAAGAGTAGAGAACAACTTGCTAAAGAAATGGCACAAAAAGCACAAGATGCTCAATTTGCGGCAACATTGTTGGGCATGGATGAAGAGCAAGCATTAGCTGCCAAATCACAACTTAAATTTATTGAAGAAACTTATGGTAAAGATGCCTCTGAGTTATTTAAAGCAAGATTAGCAGGTGTTGTTCCTACAGGTGATGG